CCATGGTTGGATTCTCGGGTTGCGGCTTTGTGGTCGTAGTAGATGATCCAGAGTTCACGCTCTGATGGGGTCAGGTAACCCTCTGGGAAAAGGTCGGGCCGGACCTCGAACAGGAAGCGGCCCCGCAGATCACAGAGAGTCAGGGCGTCTCTGACGTCTTGCCTTTGCCAGAGGGCCGCCGCTTTACCACAGCGGCTGCACCCATGCCGGTCAGTCGGCTGATTTCAAGCCAGAGTTTCTTGAAGGCAACCGGGAAATGCTCGGCAATGGTCACCACGTCCTGCAGTTGCAGCTCGGGTGCGACTACGCCAATCCGGACCATCTCCAGCTGCTTCTTCAGCGTGGCTTCAATATCGTCACCGCCGATGATGCCCAGCACCTCAGCGGCCACTTCGGCCTTGTCCTGGTCAGCGCCACCGGCCAGACGCTTCAGCAGCTCCTGTGCGGCATTGCCAACCGGGATGGCGTTCTCGGCACGGTGCAGGTCGTTGCTGGACAGCATACGGATGGTGAACAGGGGTTTGGTGCCATCAGGGAAGAAGTCGGCAAGCTCCGGCAGGAGTACATCATCCTGCCGGGGCTCGAACTTCGCCTGACGAAAAGCGTTCAGGTCAAAGCTCATGCGGTTACGCTCCTACCGGCTGTGCCTTCTCGGATGCAGAAACAGTACAGCTCATGGTCATCGCGCCGGATGCCGGATAGGAGCGGTTCACACCCAAAATACCCTGGTAAACGAACTTCACGCCGGTACGGTAGCGGTTTGGCAGGAACTCGAACCACAGGTTCTGGCCTTCAAGCTTCGCCAGCGTGTCGGTGATACCATCGTTCATCGCGTAGGTGAACGAACCCTGAGACAGGGAGCGGGACACAGAACCAATGGAGCGGCCATAGTAGGCTTCGGACGAAACCGAGAACGCTTCTTCCGGTACCACGTTGTCACGGGTCGGCTCAATGTCCTGCAGCAGCGGTGTGGCGTAGCTGGCATAGACGCCTTTCGGCTTGTCACCGGTGTGGATGGCGGGCAAAGCGCCAGCAAAAGCCACGGTGCCGGTGTAGCTGTCGACCTCAAACAGCGGCGCGTCATAACGCTCCTGATGCAGGCCGACCACCTGGAAGATCTGGCCTGTGGTCACCAGCGCGGATGCCTGAGCGTTCAGGCGCACCTGACCTATCTCGATAGAGCCGACCGGAATGTACGGCGGACCACCAGCAGCGCCGCGGGTTTCACTGAAACTGGTGCCTTCTGTACCGGCCACCACGGCGATAGCGCCAGTGTCGTCAATGGTCACAGAATTGATGATGTGGGTGCTGGTGGTTGCGCGGGTCACAGCCACAGCGGTGTTGCCGCCCACGGCAGTCTCGGTGCCGCCCAAGTTGCACAGCACCGCCTCGACCGCCACGGTGTCTGCAGTAGACCCCGGAGTGATAGAGCCGCCGTTGATCACGCCGTCGGGCTTTACGTCCGGCTCAAAGCCTGCGCGGCCAGACCAGGGAGCGGCCAGGCCTTCAAAGGTGGTTGCGTCGCCGGAGTCCAGCAGTGCATCCATCGGGTAGGACTGCTGGCCGGTTTCCATGCGCAGCAGCGCATTATCTGCGTTTGCCATGTTGTTACCTCATGTCGTTGATGTGCGCGGTTGCGCGGTTTTGGAAAATCGTGCGCACGAAGGCGCGGAACAGGCCGAGTTGGCTGCTCTGAAATGGATGTCAGGGGTTGGGTGTTACTGGCTGAACGGGTCGCCGTTTTTGGTGTGGTAGGTGATCTCGACCTGCAGCGACAGGCCCACGATCCGCAAGCCAGCCTCGGGCGTCAGCGGGATCATGCTGCTTTCGGTCATGTTGTCGGCCAGACCTGCAAAGGTCGGGTCAGGCTCGCCGGTGGCTGGGTCGTTGAACAGCGCCAGCACTAGATCGCCATACATGCCGGATACCGCCGCAGCCGGTGAGGCGTAGCCGCTGGAATCATTCCGGATAAACTCAACAGTCAGATCCATGCTGTGTGTCGAGCGCCCATAGTCATCACGGCTGGTTTCCTGCGTCTGGTCCCACACGCAAACGAACTCGAACTCATCTTCGTACTGTTCGCGGCGCAGTACCGGAAAGGTTGTCAGTGGCCTCAGCCGGTCAATAACGGCCTGCACGATCTGCTCGCGGATAATCACAACAGCCCCCGGTCAATCAGTCCGACCTGCCGGTCGAGTTCTTTCATCATGGCTTCCATCGCCAGCTGGTTGGCTTTCTCGGCCAGCCCCGGTGTCTGCTGGTAGATGGTCGGAATGCCCGGGCCTTCTTTGCGGCGCCAAGGGGTGCGCATGCCCTCCTTGTACCTAGGCGAGTCGATGTTTACCTCGAACACGCCGGAGTAGCGGGCTTTGATCAGAGTGGCGATGAAAGCGTGCCTGTACTTCTCGCGCTTTCCGTCACGCCAGATGCGGAAACTGATGCCTGACTTGCCGGCTGGCTTGGCACCGTAGGTCAGCAGGTTGATTGGGCCGCTTTTCAGAATCAGCTTGGCATGAGCCGATCCAATGGTGCCCAGGCTGGCGAGTCTGAATGAAGTATGCTCGCGGATATCGGCTTTCTTCAATGCCGCCTTGGCGTAGATACCATCAACAACATGCTTGCGCCCCTGCCTGGTGCCATGGTTAACCGCTCGCATCACCGCCTTTTCAGCGCCGTTGCGGTAGCCATACAGCACGTCACGCACGCGCTTCAGGTCGCCTTCGTTAATCCGGATCGGCTGGCTATTGCCCACTACCCTGATCATAGATCCTCACTCACGACCACCCTCACGGTATAGCCGTCATTCGCCACCTTGGACTCCACGCGCCAGACCGTGGTCTCGGTGTGGATCAGGTCTCGTTTTTTGAGGTCGCCGACATCATCAACCAGCATCTCTGCCTCTGTGCGCCTTTCAGCAGTGTCAGTGTCGCCCGCGGATACCAGCTGGATATCACGCATGATGTGTACCAGCACATTCTCAATGAGTTCTGAAACACCGTACTTCTCCAGATCGCATGGCTCACCGCAGCGCACCAGGTTGCGCCGGGCTGCTCGTTTCATGGTTTTGTCGATGGACATGGTGGTTACCTCCGTATACTGAAACGGCCCCGTCTGGAGCCGTTTGGATGTGCAGAGATCAGCCGGTCAGCTTCACCACTGCGCCCGGACGGGTGCAGAGGAAGATCGGGTTGGACTGGGATTCCAGTGCCATGCCCTTGTTCATGGCCAGCGGCTCCATCTTGGAGTAGTACGGCAGACCGTTGGTGTTGACGGTCTCCAGGTAGTTGGCCGGTGCAAAGCGGCCAATGAACAGCTCTGACACACCTTCGGGGATGGCGTAGGCTTCATCGTCACCGATGAACTTGTTGCCACCGACCTGACCACGGTACTGCTCGAAGATCGCGCCGCCGAACTCGAAACCGCCGCGCGGGTCGTTGCGCAGCATTTCGCCGTTGTTCCAGCGCTCCCACGCCGGAGCAACCTTGTCGTGACCGATCAGGTTCTTGAAGTAGTTGCGACCACACAAAACGCGCACGCCGGTGAAGCTCACGCCGCCCAGCTTGTCCTCGATCAGATCGAGCAGCGCCAGCACATTCTCGCGCACCTTGGTGGTGGCAGTGCCCAGCACCAGGCTGTGAGTTGTCTGGCTGATGCCGAACCGAGTCAGCAGGTTGACCAGCACGGTGGAGCCGTCTGAGTCCAGCAACTGGCCCTTGGCCGCACCGATCATCAGGTGCTCCAGAGTGGCATCGATCTGACGGCGGTGTTTCGCCATGTGGCGATTCACAACAGTCTGCACGGATTCGACTTCAGTCTCTGAGCCAAATGCGCGCACGTTCTGGATCTCGTCCGCCATGACCGCGCCGGTCTGCAGCAGGTGCAGCGTGTTGAACGGGATCATGGTGCGCTTGTCGCCCACTACGACCTGACCCGGTGCGCCACGGTCAGCAGCCGCCACCAGGCCCAGAGTGGCACCGTCTTTCTCGATGCTGATCTGGGTGGTGGTGATGCCTTCGTTCTGGAACATGCCCAGCTGGCCCATGCGGCCAGGAACGTGCGGCTGTTCGGCGATGGATGCGGTAAGGCTCTGCAGGCTGAAGGCATCGTCGTTGAAAATATCCAAAGATGGCATAGTTGTATCCTCTTGAATTGGGTACAAAAAAACCGCCCTATGGCGGCTTTGTCGTTAATCAGTTGAGTTATCGAACGATGATGCCCAGCGCTGCCAGTGCGGCGGTGCCTGCGGCGTCGTTGTCGGTCAGAAGTACGCCCTTCACTTCGGCGTCACGCACGATGGCGACACCGGTGGCGTCAGCAGTGGATGCATCGACCGCTTCGTACAGGATGGCGGCAGCGGCTTCAGCGCCGTCCGTTGCAACCGGATCGTAGGCGGTATAGCTGCCACTTGCGGTGATCTTGCCCAGCACCTGGCCGGCAGGGAATGCGCCGCCAGTCAGGGTGATGGGTTCGCGGGAACGGGTGCCGTTTGCTTCTGACAGCAGAAATTCACCGGCACGGGTGGCTTCGGTAATTGCCATGGTGTTTAACCTCTCTGGTTATTGAGTTGTGCGTAAGCCTTTTTGGAATCAGGCTGTTTTGCGGTTGTGCCCGTACCGGGCGTGGTGTGATTGTCGAGATCCTGATCGACCAGGGCTTTCGCCTCAGCCACAGCAACCCCGAGCATCTGAATAGGATTGTCCATGTGCACCATCAGTGCGCCAGCATCGATGCCGGATGCCTTGGCAACGTCCTTGATTTCGGCGGCCAGCTTGAGGCGCTGCTCAACAGCGGCCATCGGCAGCTTTGCCTGAGCCATGGGGACGGCCAGCGCTTCAAAACCGGCTTCCGCGCAGCGGGCAATGATCTCGTCGGCAGTGGCGGCGACCGGGTTCTTGAAGGCGTCGAGTTCGGCCAGCACCTGTTCATGTGATGCTTGAAGTGTGTCGAGTTCAGCCTTGTAACTGTTGGCTTGTGCCTGTGCAGCTTCAGCCATCTGCTCTGCAGCACGAATGTTGCCCTGCATCTGCAGCTGCTGCTTGAACTGCTTCGGATCGGCGCAGGCGACTGCTCGCAGGCTGTCGTGCTTGGCGGTGGCCATGCCCCAGCCGATTGCATCGTCAGCGGTCATGTAGGTGTCGCCACGGTCGAGCAGCTGCTTGATCTCGTCAGCGTCTTTGCCGGTGCCGACCACATAGGCTTCGATGATGGCGGCTTCGACCGTGCCCATGGCCTCGGCCATTTCCTGCATTTCGGCCTTGGTATAGAAGCCTGCCATCCAGCCTGCCGGGTTGTGGACCATCAGTGTGGCGCCGATGCCCATAGTGCGAGTGTCACCGGCCATCATGATCACGGTGGCGATACTGGCGGCCATGCCGGTCACGGTGATGTTTACAGTGGCCTTGTGGTTGCGCAGGTAGTTCATGATGCGGATGCCGCTGGCTACGTCACCGCCGGGGCTGTTCAGCTCCAGATCGATGGTGTCCAGTTCGCCAAGGGCTTCGATGGCGTCAATGAAATCGCGGGCCGGCTGTTCGCCGGTCCAGTCTTGAATCCAGTCCGGCGCCCAGTCGGAGCCGATTGCGCGGTCAATGATGACCTTGGCCGTCCGGTATCCGGTGGCCTGTGCCTTAAACCATGACATGGTTATCCCTCTTCAGGTTGGAGACCTGCTTGCTGTTCCAGGTCGCGTTTGCGTTTGCGGGCTTCAACGTTCTTGCGCTGCACTTCGCTGGCTCGGTAGCCTCGCTTGGCAACGGCGGCATCCAGTGATTCGAGGTCGTTCTCGATCTCGTCAATCGTGGCGCGCACGTCTTGAGTCGGGTGGATATGCGGCCAGCGGTGGGTTCGCCAGTCGCGCTTGTTGTAGTCGTCGTAGCGATCTGCATAGCCGGCAGCACTGACCAGGCGAGTAGCCACGCACTGATCAGTAAACCAGAAAGCCACGCGCTCACAGATCTGGTGAATGACCAAGTGATCCTGTGCCATCTCGATCTCACGGCGGTACTCCTGAATCATGGCACGGTAGATGCGGTCGTTGACGCCATCCCAGTCCCCGGTCATCAGCTGGTAAAGGGACTTGGCGCCAGCGGCAATGGCCAGCAGCTGTTGCTTCTGGAAATCCTTGTATCCGCTGCCGGTGTTGTCACCATCGAACAGGGTCAGCTTTTCGCCGATTGCACCGCTGATTATGGTGCCTGGCTGGGCGTTGATCTCGGGCACGTTTGAGTCATCGGCCAGAGGTTCGCCGGTAATCGGGTCGAACTGCCAGTCGTTGTCGGACTGATACTCTTTCTGCAGGAAGCCTGTGAACGGTGCGCGTGTCTCTTTGCGCTTGAGTTCGCTGTCTTCGTAGGTGTCGTAGGTGTAGGCCCGCAGCAGCGCCGGTACGATATCCGGCTCCCCACGCACCTGCCCGGGGCGAAGCGGCAGGTAGTGGTGGATCACCTGATCAGCCGGGATGCGGATTGCGTTGTTGACGCCCATGCTGGTGTTGTCTTGCGGGTGCTCGGGATACATCCAGATCGCAGCCAGTCGGCCGCGCGCGGTGTATTCCTTACCGGCGATGATCTTGTTGCCGTTCTGCAGCGTCTCGTTCATGTCGAGCGGGACGTGATCCGGCTCGATCACCTGCAGCTGAATCGGCACGGTCAGGCCCCAGGCAAACGGCCGGTAGCGCACACGAATAAACACCTCGCCTGCGGTACGGCGGCAGCGTACTGCCTGCGCCAGCTGGCCGTAGAAATCCAGACTGCCATCGGCACAGCTCTGGCCGGTCCACGGCAACCACAGTTGTTCCAGCCGTTCGTTGAATGCAGGATCCGAGCTCTCGAACATCGGCACGATTCCGGTGCCGACCTCGTTGCTGACGTTGCGGTCAATCGCCTGGCGAATCCATGCGTTGTTGCGATATGCCTGACGGCTGCGGTTGCGCAGGGTGTTGAGCGATGGATTCAGCGCACGGTTCGGGCCGGTAGCCGGTGCAGTCCAGCCGGAGGCACGGCGGCTATGGGTCGCACCTTCGTAGGCTTGGGCGCGCGTCTGTACCGGCATGCCGTTCTTGATGCGGACTCGGGGTTTGCTCACTTCATATCCCCTTGCTCACGTTCATGCGGAAGGCCCGGCGCGGCCTGCGACCTGCAGCAGCTTCAAGGTATTTGTTGATGATCTGCTCGGCCTGCATCAGTTCGGCCAGTGTCCGGTAGGTGACCGCCTTGCCATCGGCAAAGGTAACTGACTTTTCACCGGTGGCGATCGCTTCACGGATGCTGATCAAGTCGTCTTGGGTGTAGGCCATGTGTGCGTCCGGTAAATATCAGGCATTAAAACCCGAATGGTTGCTGGATTTATAGGTGACGGAGGTGGCGGTTAAGCCCCGAGCCGGTCGTGCACGCCCATGCCGCAACCCGCCCGGATTCCTGCAACTGTTGGTGCATGTTGCGGGCAGAACGATAGTTAAAATCAATTGGAACGCTTATTGCATGGCGAGCGGTTTGCTCAGACAAATATCCTTTTGATTCAACATGCTGAGAATGACGCAAAAAATATGCCAGGAATTTTGCACCAAAAAAGGTCATTGTCTGAAGCTATCAACCTGCAATGCGCTGGCGCTGGATCGCCCCGGCTGGCGCACCCTGTGGAGCCGGATCCGCCGCCCGTCCCGTGAATGATGCCAGGTAGCTGAATCCCGCTATCGATCTGCTGAGAGTTGAGTGGGAGAAGCTGGCCTCATGAGATTCCACCGGAAAGCCGGTAGTTTCCTGCTGGGCCGATCTACTTGTTGACGTCCTCCTCGCCATGAAGGACGGGTCTTGCCGCGCGACGGGTCAACCAATCCGCCCCCTCGTCCTTCTCCGCTTGCGCTCTGCAGGCGGAATCGCGTTGGATTTGCGGGTGGCTGATCTGACGCCGTCAGCCTGGATCTCTGTGTTGTTGTCCCAGTCACGTGACCAAGGCGGCGGAGCCAGCCAGTTGATCTTGTCGTAACCCTTCTTGGTGGCGGCAGCGTCGGCGTAGCACATCAGGTCGAACGCCTCGTTGTTGGCTTTGCCTGGCTTGCCCCACTTGCCGTCTGGACTGCGCTGCTCGTATGTCAGCTCCTCGAAGAACCACTCACCCAGCCAGTCCGGCCAGTGGCAGTAGTTCGGCCCCGGCTCGGTACGCTCCATCGCGTTGCTGATCGTGTCTTTTATCAG